AAAGATATTATGAATCGCTATCGTAACAAATTAGTTTATGATGGTGAGTCTGGAGAGATCCGCGACGATAAGAAGTTTATGTCGATGCTTGAGGATTTCTGGATGCCAAGACGCGAAGGCGGTCGAGGAACAGAGATTCAAACACTTCCTGGAGGTCAAAACCTCGGAGAAACTGGCGACGTAGATTACTTCCAACGCAAACTTTACCAAGCGTTGAATGTCCCAATCTCTAGATTAGAAGGTGCGCAACAAGGTCTTAATTTTGGACGTAGTGCCGAGATTAGCCGAGACGAATTAAAGTTTACAAAGTTTATTGCTAAACTTCGTAGACGTTTTTCAGCATTGTTTGACGACCTGCTGAAGACACAGTTGATCCTTAAAGGTATCATTAACGAGGATGACTGGGCAGACTTGCGAGATGGTATCAGATATGTTTATGCTTCTGATGCTTATTACACCGAGTCGAAAGAGCAAGAGATTTTACGCAGTCGTGTAGAGGTTCTTAATGGTCTTTCTAACTATGTCGGTGAATACTTCTCTAAGGAGTATGTGCAAAAAGAAATTCTTAAGATGCGTGACGATGAAATCGACAACATCAATAAGCAAATAGAAGGTGAGGCACTTAAAGCCGCGCCACAACAATATACAGATCAAGAAGGTGAATAATTATGAGTGAAGAAACTGTTGAACGCGAAGTTGAAAATGCACGTGCTGATGCCGTGCGTCAAATGATGGATCAGTGGAAAGATGGTAAGTTGAGCGATGCTCAGGATACTTTTAATAATATGATGAATGACCGTGCCGATTCAATGGTAGCAGATAGGAAAGCTGAAGTTGCTGCAGGTATGTTCAATCAATCGATCGAAAATATAGATTTACCAGAACCAACTGCAGGCGAGGTTGATGTCGCAGTTCCAGAAACTACTGCTGAGGCAGAACCAGAAACGGAATAAGAAAAATGAGCATACCTAAAGATTTACTCGATAAGGTCAGTAAAATTCTGGCAGGCGACGAAATCGTCGTTGAAGAAACTCTGATCACAGAAGAAGAAGAATGTGTTAACAAGCCAGAAGCTGATGAGCCAACTGCCAATCATGGTTCAGCTGATCGTGGAAATCCAGGAGATGTTGTTCCACCACTTCAAGGCAGTTCTAACACTGACAAGTTTTACATGGCTCCGAATGCTACTATCATGCACCACAAAGAGGGTAAGGGAACTGTCCTTGCTACTTATGGCGAGGGTGTTGATGAGGTCGCTGAAGTTATGTTCAAAGAATCACTAAAACGTATCCCAGTTTGGGAACTCGAACCAGTAGAGGAATAATTAAATGGCAGTCACAGTTGACACTTTGAAATTAACGCAAACACATGGCGTTGTCGCTGTCCGTGGGACTGCTGCAACTGGCACTATCGCGTTGGCTACAACGCTCAAGAAGTCTACCGAAACGCAAGCATCACCTGCTGTGAATATTAAAAACATTCAATGGGCATTGTCAAGCGGTGCGAGCGCACAAGTAACAAGAAACTCTAAAGTCCTTTATGAACTGCAAGTCACAGGTCGCATGGACTTTTATGGGTTTACTGACAATGATGAGAACACATCAGATATCGCAGTTGTGATTGCTGGCGGTCAGGGTGGCACAGTTATAGTAGAGTGCGCCAAAGTTTCTGGCTATGGTTCTCAGCAACACCAAGGCGCAGATGGAGATCTAGGCTAATGAGACTTATTAAAGAAATAACAGAAGATGTTCAATACATCTCAGAAGAAAAAGACGGCAAAAGAGAACTCTTCATCGAAGGTGTTTTCCTTCAGTCTAATCTAAAAAACCGCAACGGTCGTGTGTATCCTAAAGAGGTTATGGCGAAAGAAGTTGCGCGGTATACTGCAGAACAAATCGACAAGAACCGTGCTTTGGGCGAACTGGGTCATCCAGATGGTCCAACGGTAAACCTTGATCGTGTTTCTCATATGATTGTCTCTCTTAAAGAAGATGGAGACAACTGGATTGGTAAGGCAAAAGTCCTTGACACTCCTATGGGTAAGATTGCTGCAAACTTAATTGAAGCAGGTGCACAACTCGGTGTTAGTTCTCGTGGTTTGGGATCTATCCGTGAGAAGTCGGGCATCAGCGAAGTCCAAGACGATTTTATGCTTGCTACTGCTGCAGACATTGTATCTGACCCATCGGCTCCAGATGCTTTTGTTCAAGGCATTATGGAAAGCCGTGAGTGGGTAATGGTTGACGGTGTATGGCAAGCAAGGGAAATGGAACAGGCTCAAGAGATTATTAAGGAAGCCAGTTCCCATGAACTAGAGGCTGCAAAGATGCAAGTGTTTAGCTCATTCCTCGATAAAGTATCAAAGATTTAAAATATTATAAATAAAACTAGCAAACGAACTCTACAAGGAGAATAAAATGGCTGTAGAAAGCAAAATCAGAGAACTTCTGAAGGGTAAGCCAGAAATGGTGACTGAAGAAGTCAATGAACTAGACGAGTCTGCTGCACGTCCTGCAGACAAATCACAAGGCGATGCTTCTGCTCCAGCACAAGGTTCATCAGACGCTAATCCAGAGCAAGAAAATCTGGAAACTGATGGTCTCGGTGCTGATGCAGGTAAATCTGCCTCCGCAAAAGCAAAGAAAGATGGTAGCAAGTCTGCTGCTTCTTCCGAAGCTGGCGATCAAACCTCACCAACTCAAGGTTCTTCGGAAACTGCATCTACTGAAGGTCAGGTAAATAAACCTGGAACTGCAGCTGATGTAAAAGCTGAAGACACTGAGTCTGAAGACGAAGTTCTTGAAGAAGAAATCACAGACGAAGACGTTGAAGCTGAACTCGACGAAGAGTCTGCTGAAGAAGTTGAAGAAGTTTTGGAAGAAGATACTCTTTTCCAAGACGACATGACTAACTTGTTCGCTGATGAAGAGCATTTGTCCGAAGAATTTAAAGTCAAAGCTGCTGGCTTGTTCGAAGCTGTTGTTACAGCACGTGTTGCTTCTGAAATGGAAGACATCAAAGCTGAACTCGCTGAAGAAGCTGCACTGGCTCAAGAAACATTCATGGATGATATGGTTCAAAAGATCGACGGTTATCTGAACTATGTAGCTGAAAACTGGATGAAAGAAAATGAACTCGCTATTGAGCGCGGTCTGCGCAACGAGATCACTGAATCCTTTGTCGGCTCCTTGAAAGAAGTTTTTGCCGAGCATTACATTGATATTCCTGAAGAGAAATACGATGTTCTGGGCGAAATGCAGGGTGAGATTCAATCACTCAAAGCCAAGCTGGACGAGTCAACTGAAGAAAAAGTTGCCCTGTCAGCTGCCAATGTTGACCTCTCAAAAGATGCTGCAATCAACGAAGCAACTGCTGACTTGACTGTAACTGAAGCTGAGAAGTTTGCGAAACTCGTTGAAGACGTTGAGTTTGATAGCGATTACTCTGACAAGCTGGCTGTGATTAAGGAAAACTATTTCCCATCGCAAAAAGCAGTGTCAGAAGAAGACAAACTCGTTGATGACGAATCAGTCGTGATCAGTGAAGAGTCTACGCCAATTAGCATTTATGCTCAAGCGATTTCTAAATCTGTTCGGTAAAAAGATAATTTTTATAAATAATAACAGTTAACAACTAATAACTACTAAAGCAAGGAGACGAAAGATGTATCTTTCAGAATCACAAATGGAAAAATGGGGTCCAGTATTGGATCATCCAGAACTTCCTCAAATTAAGGATGCGCACCGCAGAAATGTGACTGCTGTTATTCTTGAAAACCAAGAGAAAGCTCTTCGTGAAGAGAAGCAAGCTATCTTTGAAAGCAACAATGCTGTTGCGAACGCTGACAACTATGATCCAGTATTGATCTCATTGGTTCGTCGTGCGTTGCCAAACCTGATGGCTTATGACGTATGTGGTGTTCAGCCAATGACTGGTCCAACTGGACTGATCTTTGCCATGAAATCACACTACACTAGCAAAACTGGTGCTGAGGCTCTGTTCAACGAAGCTGACACAGACTTCTCTGGTACTGGCACTCACGCTGGTTCTAACCCAGTTGACGGTACTTACACAACTGGTACTGGCATGGCTACTGCCACTGGTGAAGCTGTTAACCCAGCTGAGATGGCATTCTCAATCGAGAAAACTTCTGTAACTGCTAAGACACGCGCACTGAAAGCAGAATACACAATCGAACTGGCTCAAGACTTGAAAGCAATCCACGGTCTTGACGCTGAAAGCGAATTGTCAAACATTCTGTCTCAGGAAATCTTGGCTGAAATCAACCGTGAAGTAATCAGAACTATCTACAAAGTTGCTAAGACTGGTTCTGCTTCTACTGCTACTGCTGGTACTTTCGACCTTGACGTTGACTCAAACGGTCGTTGGTCTGTAGAGCGTTTCAAAGGTCTTCTGTTCAACATTGAACGTGATGCCAACGTAATTGCTCAAGACACTCGTCGCGGTAAAGGTAACTTCATCGTATGTTCTTCTGATGTTGCTTCTGCTCTGGCAATGGCTGGTGTTCTGGATTATGCTCCAGCACTGAACACAGACTTGAATGTTGATGATACTGGTAACACTTTTGCTGGTGTTCTGAATGGTCGTTATAAAGTATATATCGATCCATACAGTGCAAACACTGGTGCTGCTTCTCAGTTCTACACAGTTGGCTATAAAGGCACAAGCGCATATGACGCTGGTATCTTCTACTGCCCATATGTACCTCTGCAGCAGGTTCGCGCTATCGACCCAACAGACTTCCAGCCAAAAATCGGCTTCAAGACTCGTTACGGTATGGTCGCTAACCCATTCGTTACACAAGCTGACGGAACTACTGATGCTGATACTTTCACTGCTGATCGTAACCAGTACTACCGTTCGGTTAAAGTAACCAACTTGATGTAAATAAAAAGAGTTGAGTTAATCAACCGTTTTAAAGAGGAGCTTCGGCTCCTCTTTTTTTTGCGTATAAATAGAGTATGGCATATAACCCTATAACAGATGTAGCAGAAGCAGACTTCAGTCAGAACAATCCAGCTGAGTTAGATTTCTTGCGTCCAAATGGTTTCCGATTTCAGATCGCTAACATTCCGCAAGTTTCATTCTTTTGTCAGGCTGCAAACATCCCACAGATATCTCTTGGCTCTCCACAAATGGAAACTCCTATGGCTACCCTGCCATATCCAGGAGATAAGATTCAATTTGGTGAACTGATGATCAGATTCCTCGTTCAAGAGGATATGTCTAATTATCAGGAACTGTATAACTGGCTGTTCGGTCTTGGTTTCCCAGACAAGCACCAGCAGTTTACTGACTTCATCAACTCTCAGGAGTATAGGACTGCCACCGCGCAGAAGAGCAAGAAGGAAGCAATTGCCCAAGTGAGTGATGCTGACCTCTTTGTTCTCGATTCAAACAATAACCCGACTATCAAAATTACATTTTTTGATGCCTTTCCAACCAGTCTGGAAGGTCTTGACTTTGATATCACACAAGGTGCTGGTGACTACTTCACTGGTATCGCAGGGTTCAGATACAGGACTTTCAAGATCGAAAATTTGACGTGATAAATACATTAT